CCGTAGACGCGCACACTACCCCTCATCCTTCTAACGAGGGAGGGGGTCACTCGGGTGTTGAGCTTCCGCGCAATCCCCATGAAGACGAGAGTCGTAAAGACCATCGCCTCCATAGGGAAGCACAAAGCTGAACCCATAGACGCGAACTTGGCCAGGCGTTGGACGCCATGACCAGGAACGTCAGCCTTAGTCGACCGCGCTGCCTGAACTGCTCCAAGCAAATGGGAGTAGTCAGACAACATGGTGATTACATGCTGATTCGAAACACGATCAGATGCTTCACTCAAATCGAGTGTTGCGAGGAGTCCGCTGTAGGACCCCTCTCGAGCCATATCCCGATTGGGATCCTGGTCATCGAATCCGATTACTCGGGAGAGGAAACTATCCTCTGAGAACGAGTCAAGGATACTACGATATATTGCCTGCTGCGCATATTGCATCGCAGCTGGCTCAATCGCAATAATCCTAGGTGTTTTGAGCGTTTTAGGCACGGTGATGACCCTAACGGGCGTCTCCGCACCGGGTTCGACGATGTTAAGTTCTCTATCCAATTCTTCCTTAAAGGAAGGGTTAGGAATGAGAAACTCTTCAGCGGGTAAAAACCTCTGAAGACGAGCGGTCCAGGATCGTTGATTCCACTTTCCATTACTGGAAAGTCGATCAGCGACAGCACCTGGCCCATGCTTAGGGACCATACGGGCCCAGTAGATATCTCTATCTACTTTGGCGAATAAATCGCCAAACAGCATCTCGGACATGCGACGGAAATCCTCCCAGTAAAGGGGATCAATCCTAGCATCCGAGGCCTTAACATCGAGCTCACATTGGAGATACTCGGACATCGCTTCACGCTCTCTTTGAGCAGAGACGACCTTACGGCCGCCCTTGCTTGGAGAATCCCCTGATCGGGGCTTCTCCGGGAGAGCGATCTTGCTAAACATCAGCAAAAGCTGACGCAAAGCATAGATTGCTTCAATGTCCGGGCATTCCAAAAGTGCGCCACTACTAGGATCAAACACACGTCCATAGAACCCCCCCAGAAACTCTGGGAGGCAACTATTACGACGCCCCGGTTTCTTACGAAACTTAGGAGCGTCCGAAGGGACGACGAAACCTTGGTCAAGCCACTTTTCGGTAGCTTTCCCGAGGTCCGCCAGGGTTACGGCCAAAAACCATAACCCCTCGTGTTTGAACCGACTCTCAACGTATTTTACGTCGAGAGTGGCGCTAGTGCAGCATCGTACGGCCATTTCATTAGCCGTACAGGACCAGAGTGACGTCAGGCTTTTCATACCACCTCCTAATAGAGGGAAGGTATCCATAGCCTACGTCGCGGTACTCCGGTGTTGCTTTTAACCCTAGAGGCAATCCACGAACGAGCAGTTAGCTCGCAAGTGGATGAGACTCGTCTCCCGGCACAGCAGTTCGCTGAGCTCGGAGAGTCCCCGCTCGTCAAAGTGACGGCAGAGATACGAGTACCCGCGAAGGTCCTTGGAAATGTCCTTATAGGACACTCCGAAGACCTCCATGGCCTCTTCGAGGGACTTTACGTCGCTCGAATCCCTGACCAAACGGTCAAGGATGTCGGGGTTGATCCCGATAGGGATTCTGTTCACAACAGCCTTCCTTTCTCGGGATTTTACCCGATGGTTTTAAGAAACACCTCACTAGTGTGAGATGAAGTGCTACAAAACGGACGCCTGAAACTGCTCTACAGCAGTAAG